ATATAATATCCTTTATAAGGTTCGGTAGAAAATGAAAATCCTATAATTTCATCTTTAGATAAATCCGGTTCATCTTCATCTATAGTTGATGTTTCAATATCAAACGCTAGATATTCTACGTTTTGTATCTTATCCAAAGCTTCATTAACCAACAAAATATTATCACAAAGAACATACTCCCCGACTCGAAATGTTTTTTCTATAAAATTTTTTGCAAAAATAAAATCTCTAAAAAAAGTTTCTTTTTTAGAAAGGTCACGCAAAATAGCTGCAGGATGTAAAATTGGAAGGAATGATCTTCCGTCTTTCTTAATAATAGTTCCGCGTTTATTTGTAATATCTTTTTGTTTAATAACAGTTTGATTTGCAATAGCCCCTAAAAGAATAATAAGTTGTAAATTTGGCATAGATTCTATAACGTGAGTCCAATACGGTTTACAAGCTTCTAACTCTTCTTTTTTAGGTTGTCGATTTTGAGGAGGACGACACATAACAGTGTTTGTTATATATATGTCTGAAATAGAAATCCCGGCTTTATCTAAAGCTTCACGCAATAACGTTCCAGACGGTCCAACAAAAGGTTTGCCTTCTTTATCCTCGTATACACCAGGACCTTCCCCAATAATCAGTATCCGACCATTAATATTTCCACAAGGAAGTACATATCTAGTTTTTACTTTATGTAATTCACATTTTTCGCAATGAAAATTTTCAAACATAATAACTCCGTATTATTTTGGATTTATATTTTCAATTGCAACAACCTTTAAAAGTACGCGTTGTACAGTTCCAAACCTTGGTAATTCAAGTTTAATTTTTCCGCTACTAATATGTGTTAACTCTTCATTAGTTAAATTACCAGCTATAATAATCGGCTTTCTATTACCACGACGTATAGGATCATTTCCTACCCAATCTATAATAAAGTATGACCCTTCTTTAATATCTTCCTCTGGTTGCTGTGGTAAATTTGTGTTAGACATAGATGTTGAAATATACATATAACACCTCCTAGATAAATATTTGTTCTCCTGAATAATTACCAGAAAGAACTATTATTTTTGTATCGTTCTTTAATCCGTTTGCATAAAATTTAGCGTCATTTAATGTTAAGTATAATCCACCTGGATTAAAAATAATAGCGTCGGGATTATAAATTGTTACTAAACGTCTTAACTCAACTAAAGTAAATAAATGGGATTGGTACATAGGATTTTCAAAATAATATCGTTCTGGATTAGTACACGGAAGTATAAAAAATTCATATGGCAAAAAAGACACAACGAAAATACCTTGAGAATTTAAATATTCAAAGTATCTGGGTGTAACCGGGTCTCCATAAAATATTACTTTTTTAGATACGTTCATCTGGTATGTTTGTTTGAAAGATAATAAATACTGAATAAAAGAATCAGGAGAACTTCCGTTTAAATCAGACAATAACATTAAAGCATTAAAATAATCTTTTTGAGTCATATTATCTTTTACTCTAGTAAGAGCTTCTCTAACAGCATTAGCTGCGTCAATATGTGATCTGTATCCCTGTTTAGGACCTATAATATTACTAATATCTTTTAAAATCTTGTATATTTCTGAATCTGACGCAACATACGATGGATCAAAAATTATTATTTGATTAAGGGAATTTTCGTTGTTTAACTGTTCCCAAATATAAGGTATAATATTATAATTTTTTTTGGTATTTAAAAAATATTTATCTTCCGGATTTAATTTAAATCTTTTGACGTATTCAATAACATTATCAAATACATTTCCTTGTAAATCTTCTTTGTCTACAAGTATATTTACAATATCCAATAATTTAAAAGTTCGACTAACTATTTCAATAGGTTGATATCCGACAGTATAAATTTTTGGTCTGTTATCTTGAACTAAATTATCCATTTTTATTCTCCCTTTTTTGGAACAATAATAGAATCAGGATTTGTAATTATATTACCTTTAGTTGGAGAAGATACCCCAGGCAAAGTAATAGTTCTCTCGGTTAAATCTAAGGTATGCCCAGACTGTAAAATATTATTAACTCCGGAAGCTGTACTAAAATTTGACGTTTGAGTATTTTCTTGTTCATCAGTCAAAATAGAAGATTTGGATAATTCTTTCTTTATCCGTTCAGCTTCTTCTTCAGCCTCTCTATCAAATTCGTTATAATTTATTGCAGTATTTAAATTTTTATTTATTTGATTTTTATCAATAAATTTTAAACCAGGAACTTTATCAGTAAATTGGTCTCCTTTATTAGGATCATTAATTTTAGCTATCGGAGGAACTCCTAATCCTTTTTTAACTTCTTCTATCTCTTCAGGAGACAATTTTACAGAAGTACCCCCTGCGTGAAAAATAAGGCCATTTTCATCTTCTACTAAAGGTGGATGATCTGAATCACCAGATTTAATTATTTTATTCTTGAGAGTTTTATTTGGTATTAAATTAGTATCATCTCTGTCATTTTCTTTGATATTTGTGATTTGTTTTTTAATTTGTCCTGCTAATCTAATTTTGTCAGACATTTCCTCTTCAATTATTATTTCTGGTAAAGTATCAAGTCCGAGAAGTTTTTTAAAATATTCATCAATAATTATTTTTAATTCTTTACTACCTAATGGTAATTTAAATTTGTCTGATATATTTAAAAATTCAAGTACGCCTAAAGCATTTTGAACATCTAATTTTGCTCCACAACCAGGACACTCTCCTTCATCTATAGCGTGTTTCATTTCTAAAGATAATTTAAAATTACATTTTGAACATTGTATAAAAAATTTCATAAAATCCTCCTTTAATTTACTACCATATGGTAGAAATTTTTAAGATCATCCGGCCACCACCATCTCCAGATTTTCCAAAATAGGTACACGCCGTGTATACCCCATTTTGAATAATAAACTGAATCTGGAGATCCAGTCCACGGCGTGTACTCATAAAGAACCGAAGTAACTGCGTTAACCGGATTTATCTTTAAAAATCCGTTATCTACAATTTTAGTTGGTTGCTTTTCAAATTTTTTATATTTTTCAAAATCCAAACTAATATCCCGAATAGCTTTGTAATGTTGGATTTCAAAACCATAATACCATATCATGTCTCCTCGGTCTGTTGCCCCAAAACCCAAAGCTCTATCCATTACTCTTTTTGGCGGAGTAAAAGCTTTAACAACGATACTTTGTTCTTTCTGTAAAGTAACTAAAACAACTTTAGGATTTATATTAAATTTTAAACATAAATCTTGTAAAAATTCGGAATATTTTTTCCCAAAATGTTCTTTTAATTCTGTAATCCAATTAACTCTGTTTTCCAGATTTCTTAATAACGCCTTTTTTTGTTGATGTTCTTGTTGTTGTTCTGGAGTAATTATACTAGTGTTATTTAATTCTTGTGATAATAAATCCAGATTTTTGGAAGTTAGTAATAATTCATTTTCTAGTTCATCTTTGTTAATAATATAATCTTTTAAAAATGAATTTCTACGTATCAAAAAACTTTGTATATCAAAATCATTAAATCCAAGAAGTTCATTTGGTAAAACATCATTAACTATCCAATCATAATATGATAATCTATCCATCATATACCTCCTTTATACCATCTTGAGTTAATAAACAAGCATATTGTTTCTTATTAAGTAAATTTATTACGTGATCTAAATGGTCCTTTTTTGTTAAAAAAGGATATCTAATAAAAATTTTTGAAACAAATTCTTTATCAAATCTATCTAATTTATACTTAGAAGCGCGCAATGCAGATGAAAAAACACTTTTTGTTTTATAATAATATTCATAATATAAAGTAACAAAAACAATTTCTCTATCTTTACTAGAATACGTTAGCTGTCTTACTGCATTCATAAAATCTCCAAATTTTTTCTTTTTGATAAAATTAACTAAGTTAGGATTTCTAATTAGTATTGTTAAGAGTTCTTTAGGATCTATTTGAGAATTTGCTTTGACACGTTTCAAAAAATTATAAAATTCTATTTGAAATACTGTTTTATATGTTTTATTTTTCAACCCAAATTTTCCTAAAGAAGATATATAATCTAAAGCAACAAAAACTATTCTTTTTAATTCCATAAGTTCTGGATTAACCGATTTTAATCTATTAGTTTTTACCACAATTAACCTCTTGCCATATTTTTAATATTTTGGACAATTTATATGTCCTATAATATCTATAGTTATTATACGACAAAAAACCGAATTTTTTTAAATTAATTAATATATTTTCAGAAAATCCTAAATTATTCCATTTTCTTTTAGAAATTCTAATCATATTTAAGTATTGTTTAGTTATAGAACAAATTTGACCACTATCAGTAATCCCTTCACTTTCAAAAGAAAACAAAAATTCTGAAATATATCTATTTATATCTTTAGTTTTTAAATTAAATTCATAACAACTAAAAAAGATATTATCTCGTATAACATTAATGTTTAAAAAACCATAAAAATTATAACCTACATAAAGTTTTTTAACATAATTAATATCAACAGAAGAATCTACAAACAAATAAATATTTTGTTTAAAATCTGTAGATAATTCAACCAATAATCTATCTTTTTCCAATAATTTATATTGAGGAACTATAGATTTTTTACACCAAAATGTAAACTTTATTTGAATTTGATTTCTAACAAATTCTTGAATTTCTAACGGATTAAAATATCCGTTCAAAATTATTGGATCTATAGATAAACAAGTTCCGGAATTAAAAGAACAATTAATGCATTTATCTTTAAATTTATTTTTTAATGGACAAAAAGCAAAAACCTTAGAAGATAAAAAAG